AAGAGATTATTAGATATAAATATAATACTGATAATGTCGTCGCTACTATTAGCACAGTAGAATTACGAACTGCAGTTAAAGCATATGGCAAACGACGAGATAACGATAAAAAGAAAAAGTATGAAGCTATGATTGAATATATATCTCCACAAGCTAAAATATATGGTAAACGATATGCAAGTCCAATCAATAATGATGATATTACAAGTGAAACAGAACTAAAAAAATGGGCTGAATCGCAACTACAAGATAAGCCAAAAACAGAATTAACAGTTAACTATATTAGTTATAAACATTTATCGCCTAGAGATACGGTTTTCTTTATTCATGAATTAATGAACTATAATACTGAACTTAAAATCATCAAATTAGAACGGGGACATCCATTTGTACAAACGATTGACATTTTAACATTTAGTAATGAATTAGAGGATATGGTTAAAATTCAACAATCACTGAATAAAAAATTAAAGGCTCAAGATAATAAATTCGATTATAAATTGAAAGAGTTTAATCATTCAGTATCTAAAAATATGAAAGAACTCATTCATGTGGGCGAAGCGGTAGGAAGTGTATTAGAATGACGGAAATCAGACCACTTTATTTTGAAGATGAACATATATATCCACAAACACATGTACAAGCGATTGTAGGATTAAATAATGCTACAACCGAAAAGAATGGGCTATTGTCCAAAGAAGATAAACAAAAACTAGATAAATTAAACGTAACAGACTCTAACAAATTAGGGTCTGTTTTTTATAAGGAGGTGACCTTAAGTGCCGATAACGAGCATTAGAACTCTTACTGTAAACAATGAAGAAGTATATGCTAGGACTCATATACAAGGAGTGGATGGGTTATCAAATTCAACCGAAAATAAAGACGGTTTAATGTCAAAGGAAGATAAACAGAAATTAAACAGACTACCAGAATTTGATATATCCAAATTAAATGAAGCGACTAAAATAAGTCCTGGTTTAATGAGTATGGAAGATAAACAAAAGTTGGATAGTATTGATAAACATAATCAAATAATTAATAGGAATGTGAACGTTTATCCAAATAAAACACAAATAGTTAATTTAAATAAAAATTTAACATCTTGTTTAAACGGAATTATCTTAGTATGGCGTTTAGATGATATAGATGATTTATACCATTATCAATATGTACCTAAATACCATAACAATCATCCTAATACTTATATTACAGAAGTCATCCCTTATAGAAATCAAGGTAATAAACTAGACTACTGTATAAAATTAGTAAGAGTATCTAATACACAAGTTGTAGGTGCAGCAAGTAATCAATTAGCACCATCTAATCATGTTCGATTGCATGAAATTTTGGAGTATTAGGAGGTAGAACATGGGGTTAATAACAACAAACTTAAGTAATCAAGCAGGAGCGGAGTTTAGACGACAACTCATTGAAAACTTCAAAGAAATTGAAGATTTTATGGGCGATTACAAAACTGGAGAAGCGGAAAAGAAAATCTCTAGTTTAGTTAAAAAATACGAAGATGAATTATTTAAAGAAGTCAGAGCAATCGTAATGCCGGAAGAATCACCACTTGAAGTGACTAAAGAAGTCGTTGATAGCAAAACGGATTTAAAAGGCGTTAAACATGGTTCATTATCGGAACGTATTAGAATTGATTTAGAACAACTTAAAAAAGATCAAGTTGAAAATAATCCACTACATAATACAGTAGTGACTAAAAATGGAACGGTCGTTTATGACTATTCTAAAAAATCACAAACACTATCTGATATTAAAAATATTTATTGTATCGGTGATTCAGTTGCTAGAGGTTTACATGCTAGTAAAAACTTTGGACAATTTTTAGCGGAAAAATTAAATGCTAATTTAAACAATTTAGCAGTATCGGGTGCGACATTCTCTAAAGCAAGTGATAATAGTATATTCGACCAGGCCTTAAAAGTTAAAGACGCAGACTTAGTTATCGTACAAGGTACTGATGATGATTGGCTAAAAAATGATGGTATTGAACTTGGCGTAGATAAAACTGATATTAGAACATTTTTAGGTGCATTCTATCAAATTATAAAAGTGATTAGAGCACAGAATAAAGATGCAAAAATTGTATGTATGACTGCAACACGTCAATTACCAGTCAACGGTACTTACATTAGAAGAAAAGATTCAGATAGAAATAGATTAAATTTAAGCTTAGAAGACTATGTTAATGCTCAAGTGTTAGCATGTACTGAATTAGATGTACCTATTTTTGATGCATATCATACAGATATTTTAAATCCATATAATCCAGGATTTAGAAAAAAATATATGATAGACGGCTTACATCCTAATGAGTTGATACATGAAGTGATTAGTTATGAATTACTTAAAAATTATTACTATTTCTATGGTTAAGAAAGGGATGATATTAGATGGCAAATCAAGATTTATTCTTTGATATAACAAAGCAAGGTACAGAACAAGAAAAGCAACAATATATCATTAGTCGTGTCGGTGATGGTGGTTTGAAAGCAATTACAATTACTGTTTATTCAAATGGTCGTCCATATAACATTACTGATTTAACTCCAGTTTTCGAAGGCGTTAAACCTGATGGAGAACGTATTATTGACACAACAGGTGGTTTAGTATTAGATCCACGTAACGGCGTGTTTAGATACATTCTTCCACAACAAGCAAGTACTGCAGAAGGTGATTACCAACAAGCATTCTTTAAATTAAAACGTGGAGAACAAACAGATTCATCATTAGAAGTAAGAATTAGAGTACTAAAAAACAAAGTAGAGTTTGGTATTAATTCAGAAAGTTACTTTACTGAATATCAAAAAGAATTAGAACGATTAAGAACAACTGTAAATACTGGTATTGAAGAATTAAAACATACTGCAGAAGCGACTGAAGTTAAAATTAATAGTGAGGTAGAAACAGCTAAAGCATTAGACACTCAATTAAAAGCACTACAGTCAGCAATAAATAGTAATCAGTTAGTGACTAGAGAAGATTTAACTTCTCAAATTAAACCATTAAGCGATCAAGTTGTGGCATTTACAAATTCACTTGAAACTACAAAAGATACTGTAAATGCAAATGTACAAAAATTAGTAGATACTAAAATGGATGCAGGAGTAGCACCTGGAGTATTAAGTAATCCTGCGAATATTACTAAGTCTGGAAATTATTACTATAATAGTAGTACTCAAGGTTTACCTACATTAAATGGAAGTAACGCGAATGGAATTATTCAAGCAGTTATGCGTGATGAGAATAATGGTATGTTATCTATTTTAGGTACTGGTTTAACAAGAGAAAAATATAAAGGTAAGTTATACGATAGATGGAAATCTTCTACGCCAGTATTACTGTGGAGCGGTAGAGCTTCAAGTGGCGATACTGTCCAATTGAAAGATGATGTTCACAATTACGGGCAACTTATTATCAATGTTACATTTACAAGTAATAGACATGCTACACACTTTGTGACTGTACCGAATAATGGAGAAACTTTATATTTAAATAATATCGGATTAAGATCTTCGGGGAATGGTTATAAAAATGGCTACCTAGATGAATTATCTATTTTATTTAAAGATAACAATCGTATTCAAGTGGTTAAGTCATTACTTGCTACTGATGGAGAACAAGCGATTAATTCAGATACAGCAATTACAGCAATATATGGAATTTATTAATCTCTACCTATTTAAATAGGTAGTTTTTTTAATACTAGGGGGAATTTATTAAAATGGCAGATAAATATAATATTGAAGTAGACGACTTTATGAGTCTTATCTATTCAGGTAATAAGGTGTTAGTTTATATTTTATTATTACTTATTTTTGTAGATGTAGTTACTGGAATGATTACTGCATTTAGTGAAGGTAAATTAATGAGCAAGAAAGCAATGCTAGGGTATGTTAAGAAAATCGCATTTTTATGCGTCATCATTGTATCAAATACATTAGATATTATTTTCCAATTACATGGCTTACTTGTTAATGCAACAGTAATGTTCTTTATTATTGGAGAAGCAACAAGCATTGTAGAAAATTCAGTGAAGTTGGGCGTACCAATTCCTGAACAACTTAAAAACAGATTAAATATTACTGAAGAAACCAACAAAAACTAAGGAGTGGCTTATATAGTCACTTCTTTTTATTTAGGAGCGATAAATTATGGCAAAAGAATTTTTAGAAAATTGGAACGGTGTACCTGTATATTTAGATTTAATTCCTTATGGCACACGTCGTACTGGACAAAAATTAGATACTGGAAGTCCTATCTTCGCAGTATATCACGATACTGGTAATCCAGGCAGTACAGCACAACAAAACGTGGACTATTATAAAAATACTTACATGGAACCTTGGGAATCAACAGCTTCAGCACACTTTTTTGTAGACGATAAAGAATGTATTATTAATGTACCGATTGATGAGAAAGCATGGCATGTTTTATATGATACGCCTACTGATAATTATTACTTTGGAGATGATGCAAACGATGCTGCGTTTGGGGGCGAGTTATGTTACTTCCCTGATGACAGAGAGCGTTCATTAACTGCATTAGATAATTTCGCAAGAGTCTGTGCAGTATTATTTGAGTCTTGGGATATCGACCATTTCCATAAGTGTCCAGGTCATCAAGATATTCAAGATGACAAGCAAGATCCAGGTAATGCACTTGAAGCGTGTGGCTATGGTAGACATGAGATTGATGTCATTGATAACTTAGTACAAAAATATATGGATGGTACAGATGTAGATAAAGATGCAATTACAGATTTACCTGAAAAAGATGATGTGATTGAGAAAAAACCAGTGGGATGTACACGTGTTAAAGTATGGTCTGAAGAACCTTATTACAGAGGAACAATTAAATATGATGCATCATTACGTGAACGTGCTGGCAGTAGCTTTGATAACTACAGTTTTGCTAATGAAATTGATGTAGTGTCGGAAGGTACTACAGTTTATATTTATGAAGAAATCAAAGATCCACAAGGTAATGTTTGGTGTCGTACATTCTCACCTAGCAATAACGGTTGGGTGCATAAAGATACTATTGAAGTGGAAGAAACTTATAAAGATTAAATTAATGGCGGTCGAGAGTGACCGCCATTTTTATTTATAGATATTTATTAACTATTTCATTTATTGGGACATCAGAACTTGAAAAATAATGGGATTTATAATAATTGACAAAGTTTGATGACAAGGTTGTTTTGTTTAAACCACTGCTCATAAGAGTATAAATATCAAATATAATTGTTAAAAATTCTTTAGCTTCTGTTTCAGTTGCGTTATAACCATTATGAACTATATCATTTCTAAAATCATAATAATTGTCATAATAATTAGTTAAGCAATTTTTAAGTGCTTGCCCATTTGGTAAATCTAATCCATCAATAATTTTTGGGAATAAATGATCGTAAATTGAATTTTTAAATTTACTGGTTTTATTTTTAGCTTTGTCTTCGCTTAAATTTTCATCATATATATAATAATTTTCAACTATAAATTTAATGAATGTTTCTACAGAAGTTTGAGCGTTAATTATTGTAGAATTAAAATCACACAAATCTAAATTTCTTTGAGCATCCCCTAATAGTAATACCGAATGCTTGTTTGGAAAAATTTTATAATCTTTGTAGTATTGATTTATATG